GTTATATTGAAAAATAAATTACTGGCATTTCCTTCAAATTTATTTTTATTGTAAAACTCTTTATAATAGATAGTAATTATTTGGGCTGCACATATAAACGCCAGTATAGCTGCTGCTGGGTAAAAAATTAATGCAACCAGATGGGCATAGCTGTTATGTACCTGGGCTGATCTGATAGGGTAAAAAATAGCCAGTGCTATAACTGCACCATAGCATGCAATTACACCACAGGACTTTGTAATCAGATTAAGCAGTAATTCCAGGCTGTGCACTATCTTTTTCATTTCCAAATATGGCCTCGCTATATCAAGAGTTATCTCTCATAACTAAAGCTAACTAAATCTATTTGATAAGTCATTAATTTTCCTCACGGGTCCTCCCCGGGATCCTTCCACCGGGGGGGGAGTACCGCGCGGAAAAAGGCAATTTTTTGCATTTTTTTTCATCATCACCACCAGTGTAATCCTATGAATTTAATGATTTAAAAAATAGCCAGTGTCGAAACTGGTTAAATTTTGTTCACCACCGGAGTGCATTATGGACAGTGAATTAAAGCATCTGACTCTTAACATCAGTCAGTTAGCCACGCTGTCCGGAGTTCATCGCCAGACAGTCGCTGCACGACTGAAAAATGTCCGTCCGGTCGGGGGCAATGACACAAATCTTCGCCTGTATTTACTGACTGCAGTGCTGGGGGAACTGATGAAAATGCCGCCTCCGGTTGCTGAAGGCGAGATGGTTCCTCAGGACCGCAAGGCCTGGTATCAGTCAGAGAGGGAGCGCCTGAAGTTTGAGCAGGAAGTCGGTGAATTGCTGCCGGCGGCTGATGTTGCCCGCGAGTTTGCGGATATGGCGAAAGCGATGATCCAGGTGCTCGAGACCTTACCGGATATTCTGGAACGTGACTGTGCCCTGTCACCCGATGCAGTCTGCAGGGTGCAGGAAATTATTGATGATTTACGTGATGAAATTGCCCGCAGGATCATCACCGACCCGCCAGAGGAGGTTACACCGGAGGAGGAGTGATGACGGTACATGCCTGCGCCGGAACCATCAGACAGGATACCGGTCTGCTTATCAGGGCGCCGCGGCGGATACCGGTGGCTGAAGCTGTGGCAGAGTATATGCGAGTCCCCACATCAGGCGGGAACTCAGTTCCCTGGGACCCGCTGGTGGCACCTTACATGACAGAAGCGATGAACTGTCTGGCCTCCCGTTCCTACGATGCTGTGATCTTCGTCGGGCCCTCACGTACCGGTAAAACCATTGCCCTGATTGACGGCTGGGTGATCTATAACATTGTCTGCGACCCGTCAGATATGTTGCTGGTTCAGATGACCCAGGATAAGGCCCAGGAGCATTCCAAAAAGCGTCTGGCCAGAACCTTCAGGTGCAGTCCGGAAGTCAGGAAGTGTCTGAGCCCCAGAAGCAACGATAACAATGTGCATGACAAATACTTTCTGTCCGGAAGTTTCCTGAAAATCGGATGGCCATCAGTGAATGTCATGTCATCCTCAGATTTCAAATGTGTTGCCCTGACGGACTATGACCGTTTTCCCGAAGATATCGACGGGGAAGGCGATGGATTCTCTCTGGCCTCTAAGCGTACAACGACCTTTATGTCCGCCGGCATGACGCTTGCCGAAAGCTCGCCCGGCAGAGACATCCGTGATCCGCGCTGGAGACCTTCCACACCGCATGAAGCACCCCCCGCGACGGGTATTCTTTCCCTGTATAACCGCGGGGACCGCCGTCGCTGGTACTGGCAATGCCCGCACTGCAGCGAATACTTTCAGCCATCGATGGCGAATATGGGAGGTTACAGCGGAGAGCCTGACCCGTTAATTGCGGGTGAGAAGGCCTGTCTCATCTGTCCTTCCTGTCAGGGGATCATTCCGCCGGAGATGAAACGGGACCTTAATATCCGGGGTGTGTGGTTACGGGACGGGGAGCATATTGACCGTGAAGGTAGCGTGAGAGGTACGGCGAGGCGATCACGGATTGCCTCTTTCTGGATGGAAGGACCGGCAGCAGCGTATCAGACATGGAGCCAGCTTATTTACAAACTCCTCAGTGCCGAACAGGAGTATGAAACCACCGGCAGTGAAGAAACCCTGAAAGCGGTGATCAACACTGACTGGGGATTACCGTACCTGCCGAAATCAGCCGGCGAGCAGCGCCGTTCTGAGGAGCTGATGTCGCGTGCGGAGGAGAGTATTAAACGCCAGGTTCCGGCACAGGTCAGATTCCTGGTGGCTGCCGTTGATGTGCAGGCCGGTAAAAAACGGCGGTTCGTTGTTCAGATCACCGGATACGGGGAAAACCACGAACGCTGGCTGATAGACCGCTACAACATCCGGTATTCCCTGCGCTGCGATGAACACGGAGAAGCACTGCCTGTGCATCCCGGTGCTTATCCGGAGGACTGGGATTTGCTGATTTCAGATGTGCTCAACAAAACCTATCCGTTGCAGACTGAGCCGCAGCGACGTATGCCAGTGATGGCCATGGCCGTCGACAGCGGAGGTGAGGATGGTGTGACCGATAATGCCTACAGACTGTGGCGCCGCTGCCGGCAGAACGGTCTGGGGAAGAGGGTGATTCTGATTAAAGGCGACAGTACCCGCCGTCAGAAGCTTATTACGAAAACCTATCCTGATAATGAAGGGCGAAGTGACCGTAAGGCTCAGGCGCGGGGAGATGTCCCGGTTTATCTTCTGCAAACGGACAGACTTAAAGACCAGCTCAGTAATAACCTGTCCCGTGATACGCCAGGCCCGGGCTATCTTCATTTTCCGAAGTGGCTGGGAGAATGGTTTTACGATGAGCTGACCTATGAGGAAAGAGGCCCGGACGGGAAATGGCGTAAACCGGGGAAAGGCAATAACGAGGCTTTTGACCTGTTCTGCTATACCCATGCGGTCGTCGTACTGCGTGGTTACGACAAAATACGCGACTGGTCCGCACCGCCTGCCTGGGCCGGATCTCAACTGAATAATCCAAATATCCTGTCATCTGACCAACCGGAAAGCTCCGGGCTGAAGCCGGCGCTGCAGGTTTCCGGTACGTCCACTGTTCGTCAGGTTACTCCTGCGGTGACGGAGTCCGGGTGGCTCGGGATCAGCGAAGGAAATGCATGGTTATGACGAAAGCTGAAATCTTTGACACCCTGCAACGGGTGCGGCAGGCCTATACGGACACTCTTGATGGAAAGGCTGTCTCCTTTACCGGTGTTAATGGCAGGGCGATCACTAATCATGATCCCGCAGCTCTGCGCGCAGAACTTCAGTTCTGGGAACGCCGGTGGTCACTTGCAGAACGCTCCGGCTCCGGCGTGAAACTGGCCCGGTTCAGTTAAGGCTCTCTATGAATATTTTTGAAAAAACGCTCGGTGCTCTTGCTCCGGGCTGGGCAGTTGCGCGTGCCAGAAACCGGCTGACCCTACAGGCGTATGACGCTGCGACGCCCACCCGTCTGCATAAGGCCAGGCGGGAAGGCCGCGGGGCCGATATGGCGGTGATGGCAGCCGGGAAGTCGCTGCGTGAACAGGCCCGCTGGCTGGATGAAAATCATGATCTTGTTATCGGTATTCTCGACAAACTGGAGGAACGGGTTATCGGCGCCCGCGGTATACAGATAGAGCCCCAGCCGCTTGACCGGCATGGCAGGCTGCATAAAGCCTTTGCCGGAACCCTTAGTCAGTTATGGGCTGAATGGTCCGTCAGGCCGGAAGTGACAGGTATGTTTACCCGTCCGGAAGTTGAGCGTCTGTTACTCCGTTCTGCCTTACGGGACGGGGAAGTATTCACTCAGCTGGTCCGCGGAAATATCAAAGGCCTTGTCCACTCCACACCGGTTTCTCTCTCGATAGAAATGCTTGAAGCTGACTTTGTGCCGCTGGAACTGAATACCTGCGTTTCAGACCAGCGTATTCGTCAGGGGATCGTTATAAACACCTGGGGACGACCGGTGGGCTACCGCGTTTATAAGAACCATCCGGCCGAATGGTTACCAGGCTACGGTGAAATGAAGACTATCCCGGCCTCAGGCATGTTGCACCTGGCCATGCGAAAAAGACTTCATCAGTTGCGCGGAGTCAGCCTGCTGCACGGGGTCATTACCCGCCTCGCTGATATCAAAGATTATGAGGAATCAGAGCGGGTTGCTGCCAGGATTGCGGCATCACTGGGTTTTTTTATCCGCCGCGGGGATGCCACAAACTACGATCCTGATCGGCCGGGTGAGGAAAAACGTAACCATTATGATATTTCTCCCGGCATGATTTATGACGATCTGGCTCCCGGCGAGGACCTGGGCATGGTCGCGCCGGACCGGCCAAATACCCATCTGAATGAATACCGTAATGGCCAGCTTCGTGCCGTCGCGGCGGGCACCCGCGGCAGTTACTCCAGCATCGCCCGTGACTATAACGGCACCTATAGCGCCCAGCGCCAGGAGCTGGTGGAAAGTTACGAAGGGTACAACGTTCTCCAGCAATGGTTTGTCGGTCAGTACAGCCGGCCTGTCTATCGCGCCTGGATTTCGATGCTTGAAGTCAGCGGCATTGAAATACCGGCAGATGTAGACCGGTCCTCTCTCTTCAATGCTGTCTATATGGGACCTGTCATGCCCTGGATAGACCCGGTTAAAGAATCCACGGCCTGGAAACAGATTGTCCGTGGCGGCGCCGGCACAGAGGCCGAGTGGGTCCGGGCACGCGGACAGTCACCGCAGGAGGTTAAACGTCAGCGTATGAGCGAAACCTCATTTAACCGCCAGCACGGCCTGGTCTTTGATTCCGATGCTGCTCACGATAAAGGAGCCACACAAAATGCAGATCTGCCCGAAAAAAAACAGCGTGATGATGACTGAGCCCCGGGCTGTCCTGGCCGGCGTGGATGCAGTCAGTGGTCAGCACTGGTATGAAATACGCGCACAGGCCGAAGAACGGCATGCCGAAATCTATCTTTATGACGTGATCGGTGGCTGGGGGATCAGTGCTCAGCAGTTTCTCCGTGACTGCAAAGAGGCCGGGGTTTATCAGGCCGCCACCATAGACCTGCATATTCACAGTCCCGGCGGAGATGTACTTCAGGGCTTTGCAATTTACAACACGCTGGCAGGACTGAGTGCCCGGATAACGATTTACATCGACGGCATGGCGGCGAGCATGGCCTCAATGATTGCCTGTCTGCCGGGAGCAAAGGTACATATGCCTGAGAACGCCTGGCTGATGATTCATAAACCCCTGGGCGGTATCGCCGGAACCTCTGATGACATGCGCACTTATGCCGACTGGCTGGATCGGAATGAGGCACTGATGATGGGGGCGTATATGAAGAAAACCGGACTGTCCGGAGAAGAGGTCGGTGCCATGATGAAAGAGGAAACCTGGATGAACGGGGCCGAAGCCGTTGATAAAGGATTCGCGGATTATCTGGAACCAGAGATGCAGGCAGCAGCCTGTGTAAACCAGAATACATTGAAGGATTATCATAATATGCCGGAACAACTGAACACACTTTTTATGCCAAAAGCAGAGGGTAATGTTTCTCCTGTCACACCGCCACCGGCGGTAACGGCTCCTGACGCCGTGACCGGGTCAGCCCTCACGACCCCGCAGGACATTCAGGCGCTTGCCGCTCAGTTGCAGCAGCAGATCATCACCGCGAATACCACCAGGGTGACAGAAATCAACGGGGTCTTTGAACATTTCCCTGCCTTTGCTGAACTGAAAAATGAATGTCTTGCGGATTACGCCTGTCATGCCGGGCAGGCCAGGGAAAGACTCCTGACTGCGCTGGGGGAAAATACTCAGTCTGCAGCCGGCGGCGCCATGGGGTACGTCTATGCAGGGAACGGTAACCTGGTCGGGGATTCGATCCGGGCCTCGGTGATGTCCCGTGTTGGCTATGCTCCGGATGAAAAAGATAACCGGTACAGTGGCTATACCCTGCGCGAGCTGGCCAGAGCTTCGCTGGTGGATCGGGGGATCAGTATCGGGGGACATTCGTCACCGATGGCGATGGTCGGTCTGGCCTTTACTCACAGCAGCAGTGATTTCGGTAATATCCTGATGGATGTAGCCCACAAAGCCGTACTGACCGGCTGGGATGAGGCCGGGGAAACCTTCACTAAATGGACCCGCAAAGGCACCCTGACAGACTTTAAAACAGCGCACCGTGTCGGGCTGGGTGTCTTTCCGACGTTGCGGGAGGTCCGCCCGGGGGCTGAGTATAAGTACGTTACCCTCAGTGACCGCGGTGAACCTATCGCACTGGCCACTTACGGCGAGTTATTCAGTATCGACCGCCAGACAGTCATCAATGATGACCTTTCTATGCTGACCCGTATTCCTTCTGCGATGGGTATGGCGGCACACGCGACCGTCGGGGACCTGGTCTGGGCAGTTCTGACCGGTAATCCTGCAATGTCAGATGGTAAGGCGTTGTTCAGTGCCGAGCACAATAACGAGGTTAAAGCAGGGCTCACTATCGAAGGGCTGGATCTGGCCCGACAGACAATGCTGTTGCAGAAGTCCGGAAAACGCCGGCTGAATATCCGTCCGGCTTATCTGCTGACTCCTGTGGCGATGGAATCCAGGGCTTCACAATTAATCCGCTCTGCCAGTGTGCCGGGGGCAGATGCAAACAGCGGCATCAGCAATCCGGTACGGGATTTTGTTGAGATTATTGCCGAGGCCCGGCTGGATGATGCCAGTAAAACCAGTTTTTATCTCACCGCGGCACAGGGCAGGGATACGCTGGAAGTGGCTTATCTGGATGGTATCGACACACCTTATCTCGAACAGCAACAGGGATTCACGGTCGACGGGGCAGCGTTCAAAGTCCGTATTGATGCCGGCGTGGCGCCTCTCGACTGGCGTGGTCTGGTTAAAGTGACAGCCCCCGGTAAATAACCTGATATCAGCACAGTGCAGGGTAACCCTGCGACAGGAGGACAGTATGGCGACAAATTATCTGCAGGACGGCGGTACGATTGATTTTACTAATACCGGAAAAGAATCTCTGAAGGCAGGCGCTGTTGTGATGGTCGGTGATCTGGCCGGCGTTGCCCATGACGATATCCTGCCGGGGATGACCGGTGTCCTGCATACCCGTGGAGTATTTATCTTACCTAAGGCCGCTGAAGGCGTAAAACAGGGACAATGGCTTTACTTCGGTGGCGGTACGCTGAGCGGTAAAGCGGAGGGTAATCAGAAAGCCGGTATCGCCTGGTCATCAGCCGAAGCTGCAGACGCACAGGTCGCTGTCCGGCTTGCAGAGTAATGAGCCGGTTTCGTCAGCGTCTGCAGCAGGCAGATAAACGTATCACCCGTATATTCTCAGAGTATGAGGAAGTGATGTGGTACGGTCAGAGGAAATGGCATTTCGTCAGCGCTATCTTTGAGACGCCGGATGCTCCCGTCAGCGTTCCCGGCGGTGGTGAAATCCAGGATCATGCGCCGGCGATCAGCGTGATGACCGGTGATATTGCCGGTCTCGAAAAGGAAAGTCTGGTCGTCATCAGGAATCAGGCGTTCCGGGTCACGCACATTGGCAGTGATGAAGAGGGACGGACCCGCGTTATGCTGGCTTACGGCGAACCGGGGGCCGGGCAAAAACCGATTGACCAATGGAGCCGCTGATATGTCCCGCAAAGCCCGTCTCAGCCGTAACCTCCCTATAGATATCGATACCAAAGAACTCCTGAACATTGCCCGACAGGCCGGCGCCACGCATAAACAGTTTATGACCGCTTACTCCCGGGCACTGAAACGGACGGCAGTGACATTACGTAAACGGGCTATGTCAGATTTGAAAACAGGACTCGCCCCCCGCAACCTTTCAACCGTACGACGCCGGATCTTCACTTTCAGACTTAGCCGGACAGCTGAACCGGACATTTTCCGCTTATGGTTCGGGCTGAATACAATACGGGTCAATGATCTGAAAGGGCGGATTCGGGGCAGGATCCGTCCGCGGCACTCCCGGCGGGATAAAAAGACCGGACGATTTATTTGCGCGCGACGCCAGGCGGAAAATCCAGGGTTTGACCCGGCAGGTAGTCTGTTAAAACCCCTGAGCTTTGAACACGGCGAAGTCGCAAGGGCAGGACGGGATCACCGGAGAACGGTTGTCATCCGTGATCAGACATTCAGGCGATTGCGACCGGCTGAAGTTGATATCAGTGAGCCTGTGCTTAACTACATCGAAGACCATGCGTTCGCAGAGGCGATGGAGATTTTTATGCATCATTTTACTGCAGACATTAAAGGTCGCGTTAAAGCCGGCATTTCATTGTGAGGATCACCCATGGCTCAGCCGTTATTTATTGCCAGGTATCATGACGCAGTCATCAGCGCACTGAAGAACATCCGCTGGGTCAGAGATGCTGACACGTACCCGGAGAAAAATATTCCGCGTTATAACGGTCTCCGGACACCGGCCGTTTATTTCACACTGAACAGCTGGGAGCCTGCCGAACAGACCACGGGACAGATGGCTGTCAGTCTCTTTTGCGATCTCAGTATCGTGACGGAAAGAACAGCAGAAGGGGTGACAAAACCTGATATTTTTCTGCGTTCGGCTGCGGCGGATATCAGTCAGTGGATAGAAGGTCAGCTGTTCGGGCTCGATGGTCTGGGGCCGGCTGTATTCACGGGAGCTGAGCAGGACGAGTTTGATCCGCGGATGGATGAGTATCTGGTCTGGCGGGTTTCTTATACTCAGCAGGCATCACTCGGGCCGGACCCGTTTGAATCAGGGGGGCATCCGCTTCGTGAAGTCTGGCTGGGACTGTCCCCGGAGACCGGGCTGCAGCATGTGAATGACTACCACCTTATTTATGAGAGAAACAGCCATGACTGATATCAGTGGTGATCTGCAGCGAAGGCTGGCCAATATGGTACGGCGTGGTGTGATCCATTCAGTTCAGAGCGGGCCAATCCCCAAATGCCGTGTCGATTTGGGGGAAACACTGACAGACTGGCTGCCGGTCTGCCAGGGATTCAGCGGGGCATACCGGTCAGACCGTCAGCCTGTTGCCGTGGGGGATGCAGTCACTGTACTTTCGGAAGCAGGGGAACTGAATAATGGCCGTGTCTTTCCCGGATGGAATACGCTGGCGCAGCCGGTACCGGGAGACAATGATGATGAGCACCTTACCCGTTATGGGGATGGTACTGAGGTCCGATATAACCGCAACACTCACAGCCTGACGATCACTCTTGCAGAGAACGGCAGTTATCGTATTACCGGAAAGGGCGTTCTGGATGGACCGGTAGAAATTACCGGTGAACTGACTGCGGGTAAAAACGTCAGGGTTAACGGAAGCCTTGATGCCGGCAAGGAGGTAGCCGACAGAACCGGTAACCTCTCAGAAATGCGTCAGCGGTTCAGTAACCATATCCATCCCGGCGACAGTGGCGGAAAGACCGGAAAGCCAGTCCCTCCGTAGGAAGCCGAAGGTTCCCTGTATCCCTGGGGCTTCAGATTACCTTGATAGACGCAGGGGAAATGAGGCTGGGGTTGATCCCGAGATAGCTCATTCTGACCTTAAACCCTTTTTTATAACATTCGAACACTTCATTCAGTGTCTTCACTTTCACGTAATCCCTGACAAATCGGGTTTCACTGACCACATAATACCCGTCCTCATAAAGATGAGGTTCGTGTACTTTGCCGGCGTAGTTACCGGATTTTGGAATGTAAGTTAATTTCATATGAATTTATCTTCAGAAGGGAATTTTGCAGATGATAATTTTTATTGTTATCAATATCAACCGACTGATTACAATGACTTTTTATGGCTGCTAATTGAACATTCAAAATTTAATCGAGTGACGCCCCTTCAGCCCGCCTCGGCGGGTTTTTTTATACCCGGAGAAAAGTTATGGCTCAGCTTCATGGCGTGGAAACGATAGAACTGGCTGCCGGTGCGATGGCAGTAACAACAATTCCAACGGCAGTGATCGGAATTACCGGCACGGCGCCGGGGGCTTCGGCCGGTAGTGTGGCCACGGCCAGTACCGGGACACCGTTACTGGATAACAGGGTGACGTTCAGTGCCATTGCGGCGGGGCAGGCCGGCAACCGCTTAATGATTTCAGCCACAGAGGATGCCGGTAAGAATACGGAAACGACTGTGACGACAGATGAAACCGGCGTAATACGCATTGTGATGGCTGCCAACACCACCGCATTGCAGTTAACCGAGGCAGTCAATAAAGCCGCACCGGGTGTTATGGCAAAGACTGAAAGCGGACAAGGCACCATGCAGCCGTTCGAACTGCAGCTGAGCGGCGGCACCGACGAACCATTCCCTCTCAATATTCCGGTAGCTGTGACCAGTCAGGCTCAGGTCAGGCTGCTGGGCACTGAAGGCACATTGCCCCAGGCGCTGACTGATATCAGCGATCAGCGTACGGCATTAACGATAGTGGTCAGGGTGGCGGAATGTCAGACAGTTGCAAAACAACAGCCGGAAGTTCTCAACGGTATTCGCGCGCTGGGGACCTCACTGGCTGTCACTTCTTATCAGCCACGGATACTTCTCGCGACCGGTTTTAGTGAAAGTGATGCTGTCGGTAAATCGCTTGAAACTGTGGCGAATAAACTTCGTGCCGTGGCCTATATAGATTGCGCATCGGGGGCCACCCTGCAGGAAGTGGTGACCCGCCGCCAGCTATACGGTGCACGGTGTGAGTTACTGCGCCCGCGTGTACTGATCAGCGGGATTAGCGGACTACAGGAGTACCGGCCGTATTCGGCTGTTGCTGCCGGCCTGCGGGCAAGGATCGATTATGAAAATGGCTGGTGGTGGAGTAAGTCGAATCAGGAAATCTTCAATATACAGGGCGTGGAACAGGTCGATGAGTTTATTGCCGGGGAGGAAGCGTGCGATGCGAATCTGCTGAATATGCAGAATGTCTCAACCATCATCCGTCACTCCGGGTTCAGGCACTGGGGCAACAGATTATGCAGCGCCGATCCCCGGTGGCAGTTTGAATCTGTCAGACGGACTGCCGATGTTATTGAAGACAGTATTCAGAACACAATGCTGAATTATATCGACCGGCCACTGGATAAAGAAATTGCGGATGATGTTATCGGCACAATCAATGCCTACATGCGACAGCTGACACTGCTGAAAGCCATTTTCGGCGGACAGGCCTGGCTGGATGATGAACTGAACACAGCAGAGAGTCTGGCGGCGGGTGTGCTCTTTATCAATTATGACTTCGGACCGAAATCACCGACTGAGCGTATCACTCTCAGGGTCAGAGTGAATAATAATTATGCACTTGAGGAAATGGTGACCGCATGAGCAGCATAAAAACGTTACGCAGCTGGACATTCTTTCGACAGGGGATCCGCATCCGGGGCGCTCACGAATTCACCCCGCCGGTACTGGCTATTACTAAAACTGACCTGCGTACCGGAGCCCAGGACGCGCCTGCGCCGGTGGATGACGGGATGGAGGCCATGACCTGCCAGATAAAATTCTTCGGAATCGATACTGACATGCTTGCAAGCTTCGGGTTCATCAGCGGAAGCCGCCCGAGATTTACGGCTTACCAGGGGTATATGGCGGACGGTACCGCACGGGGAACTATCGAAGAAATTGAAGGTTTTGTAATGACTGTTACCCCTGATCCCAGAGGGAACAGCGCATTGTCGGAAAACGCGGTCACTGTCGATATTGCCGTGAGCTATTACCGGCAACTTTATGAAGGCAGAGAGCTTTTCGCCATAGATACCGAGCGTTTTATGCGCCGCATCAACGGTGTTGATGTCCTGGCCGGTCTGGCCGCTAAAGTCCGGCTCTGAACCCGGAACCGCAGGCCGTTAAATAAGGAATCGATATAATGGATTACCCTTCCGAAAACATTCAGATTGCCCTCTATACCCCGGTAACACTGCCGGATGGTACCCGTATTGAGCAGATTACATTACGTGAGCCCCGGGTCAGGGATCGCATTGCTTTTGCCAAAGACCACGGTCAGGAAGAAGAGAAAGAAGCGAGAATGATAGCAGCACTCTGTAATCTCACTGAGCAGGATATCTGGCTGCTGACCGCCGCGGACTATATACAGCTCACCGATGCATTCAATGTTTTTATGCTGCCGCCGGAGAAGCGGATGAAGAGCGGATCCTGAAAGGGTTCCGGTTTCTCGGCAGGCGGCTTGCTTTTCCGCTGAGTGATTATCTCGGTCTGCCTTTCAGTACCTTTGAAATGATACTGGCCGGAGAAATGGAGGCTGCGGGTCATGGGTAATATCAGCCAGAATATGAAAGCCGTCATTACCTTTGGCGGGGATCTGGACAGCAGCTGGAAGCGGTCCTCCTCTGACCTGCAGAAGAGTATTAAGAATATCGGACGGCAGTCTGAAAAACTGACCCGCGAGCAATCGAAACTGTCCGGTGAAATAAAGAAAACGGCCTTATCAGGACAAAAGCTCGGAGATCTTAAACGCCGGTATCGGGATATTTCCCGGGAGATAAAACAGACCGGGTCCGAACAGAAGCGTCTGAATGACCAGTTACAGAAAACACAGCGCATGCAGTTATTTAAAAGCGCATGTAAAGGGCTGTTCCGGCGAGGTCTTTCTCTGGCGGCTCAGACCGGGGCTGTTTTGCCGGGCATGCTTGCGGGTGGCGGGGGGCTCCTTACTTCATTGACCGGCTTACTGATATCGCCTGTTGCCACCAATGCCCGTACTGCCGCCCGGGCCGGGATGGCCGGACGTTATGGTGTGGATGTGCCGGTGTTTAATCAATGGGATTCCCTGGTGCGTCCGTACGGAATGAGCGGAGAGGATATCGGAACATTGTTTTCCGCTTACCGCAAAAAAGCCGGCGAATACAAGCAGACAGGTAAGCAAAGCTCCCTGCAGAAAGCTTTCGAAACCCTCGGGTTCGGGGCCGGCGATTTTGCCGGTATGAACGATATAGAGCAGTTCAGTAAAATTCTCGAACGAGCGCTGGCATTACCCGACCAGACGAAAGCCTCTTTTGCCATGACAACTCTGCTGGGTAATGAGGCAGGGAAACTGCTCGCTCTGATGAAACAGACCGGTAAAAGTTACCGTGATCTGATGGATGAACAGTCACGCTACAATCTTGTCACCCGGGAAGGGGCTGAAGGTGCAGTGGCCGGAAACCAGGCCATCACGGATTTACAAACTCTCTTCTCCTCAGCCATTGCTGAAATTTCCGGACAGCTGGGCAGTCAGCTGGCTCCGGATATTCGCCGCCTCACAAATGATTTATCCGGCTGGTTCAGGAGCGGAGGACTGGAGAAAGTGGCCACCTTTCTGCGGCGGGACCTCTATCCGGGGGTACTCAGCTTTGGTCAGGGCATTGTGTATGTCGGGAAAATTGCGTGGGCTGTGGCGAGAAAACTGTCCTGGTTACTGCCGGATGAAACTGCAGATAAGCAGAATATTATACGGAGTATAGGGCAGGGTGATCCTCTCCCGATGGTCCGGTTCAGAGCCGATAAAACGGGACTGGGTGACTGGTTCAGTAAGACGATCGACTCCCCTGAGACACTGGGAAACATTCGCCGGCAGTGGCAGCAGGCTGAAAGCGATGCAGGGTTCTGGAAATCCCATCTGCCCGGTGATTTCCAGGAGAATACCAGCCGCAGAATTCTCTCCTCGCTGGAGGATGAGGCCGCCCCGGACTTCTCCTCACCGGACAAAGGGTTCAGACCTGCCCCTCGCGCTAATAACTCTCAACAGGATCCGGCCGGACTCTGGAATAAGCTTAACGGAACAGATATCAGTCAAATGCCGGTCAGTCAGCAGGTCACAGATAACAGGCGTTTCGATTTCACCATTGAGGTGAATGCGGCGCCCGGACAGAGTCCCCGTAATATCGCCGATGAAGTGATCAGTCGTGCACAGGAAAAAATGGTGTTTGATGGCAATAACCGTTTAACCGATGGAGGGATCAGCTGGTGAGTGAAATTATTCCTCTGTTTGAGGATCAGGGGCGCGCCGGCAGGCGAAAAAGTACCGCGGCTGAAAGCGCCCAGGTCATGCTTATGCTCGGAGATTTTGCTTTCTCTGCTGACAGTACGGCTTATCAGCAACTGAGCCGTGAAGCGACTTGGCGCTGGGGAGAGCAGGAACGTATCGGCAGGCAGAGTCTGATGCAGTATACCGGCAAGGGCGCGCGGACAGTGCGTCTGGAAGGACAGGTACATGCATTTTTCGGAAAAGGTGTCGAGCCTCTTGAGTCCTTGTTCCTGATGGGTGAAGAGGCCCGGCCGTTACAGCTGGTCAGCGGCAGCGGAGAAATCCTCGGCTGGTGGGTGATCACTGCATTTTCAGAGGTGACCAGCCGCTTTTTACCGGGCGGTGGCCACCGTAATAAAACCTGGACGATGACACTAAAATATTATGCCGACAACCTATCTGAGCCGTGACGGCGATATGCCGGATGGGATCTGTGCTGCACATTACGGCGCAGCCAATCCGGCATTCACACTGAGTCAGCTTCTGGAAGCCAATCCCGGACTGGCTGAAAGGGGAGCTGTTTATCCGGCCGGTCTGGTGATTGTGCTTCCTGATATCACTCAACCGGTGAGTACCGGATCACTGAGTTTATGGGACTGATATGGACACTTCACCCGCCGAATTTTGCTATGTCCCTGCTTTTCGTATTCTGGCCGAGGGGAAAGATATTACTGCTGCCCTGCAGCAACGTCTTACCGGCCTCACCCTGACAGATAATGGCGGTACCACGGCCCGATCCGATGAACTGAAAATTACGCTGTTGTCAGAGACGCTGAAACTTCCTCCGAAAGGCGCACGGCTTCGTGTCGCTCTTGGATTCAACCGGGAACTGACGGACAAAGGGTGGTATGTCGTTTGTGGTGTAGCTTCATCGGGGCCGCCGCGCTCGCTGACACTGTATGCAACAGCTGCCCCCATGAATGCTGCCCGTCAGCCGGGGGATGTGCTCAGCCAGAAAACCCGCAGCTGGGAGGATATGACGGTTGAATCACTTGTCAGGACGGTTGCCGCTTCTCACGGACTTATTCCCCGGGTTGCTCAGTCGCTGGCGTCAAAACGAACCGGCCATATTGACCAGATTGCTGAGTCAGATGCAAACCTGCTCTCACGTATTGCCAGCCGGATGAATGCTGTCAGTAAACCGTCCGGAGGCTACTGGCTTTTTCTCGGGCAGGGCGCTGCACTGACTGCAAGCGGTAAAAAAAGAGCCACAGCAGTGCTGACACCTGATCTGGTATCGCGCTGGACCTACAGTGAGGGAGAGCGGGGAAGTACGCGTGCGACAGGTGAAAAAAATGCCGGGCCGCCGGGAAGTATCGGGGTTCGTTATTACGATGAAACTGACGGAAGGACACGAACGGCCACGGCAGATCATCAAGGACCGCCTTCGCAGTATCCCTATACTCAGCCGGCATCTTCTCAGGCGTTGCAGAAAGTCGCCAGGGGGAAAATGCAGGCTGCGAGAAATGCCAGGAAGATGTCACTTTCCGGCCCCTGTACACCTGAGTTACTGGCACTGACTGCCGAATCAAGGGTTCAGACCCGTGGATTCGGGGAGCGTGAGGACACAGACTGGTTAACCGAATCCCTTATCTTCAGTCTGACGCCAGCGGGGCTGAGTTACAGCATCAATCTGGTCAAAGACACCGCTGCCACAAAAGTCTCCCCGAAGAAACAACAGAACAACGGTCCCGACTACTTCGGTTAATTTTAAGCTTACCCGGAAATTACATTATGCAGGGAGTCGATCGCATCACAGGAAAACGCCTGTCCGGTGCAGCGCATTTGCATCAGTCAGTCAGCGATATCTTATCCACACCGATCGGAAGCAGAGTATTACTCAGAGAGTATGGCAGTGAACTTTATCTTCTTGCCGACAGTCCGCGCGATGAATTACTGCGTTTACGGATCATAGCCGCGACAGCCACAGCACTGGCCCGATGGGAGCCGAGATTACGGTTAACCCGGGTGGAAGTGACTTTCCCTGCGACAGAGCAGGAAGTGTGCCTGCTTTCTGTGGAGGGCGTCTGTGTTCACAATCAGCAGCCTGTCAGGCTGGAGGAGATCCGGATTTATGGCTACCGGCTATGATGTTATCAATCTGTCCACACTGGCGGTACCGGATGCTCTGGTTATTCCTGATGCGTCAGATATTTTTTCCCGCTGGCTGGCCAGGCTGAGAGAGCTTGATCCGGGGTTTGATGCTTTAGTCGAATCTGACCCGGCATATAAACAGGGAGAGGCTCACGCACTGCAACTGACGCTGGCTTATCAGCGGGTGAATGATGCGGTAAGAGCAGTTTTTCTGGCCAGTGCGAAGGGCAGTGACCTGGACCATATAGGCGCAGCGTTTAATCAGCAACGGCAGATTATCCGTGCTGCACAGCCAGACAGTATTCCTCCGGTGGATGCAGTCATTGAAGACGATGATGCTTTCCGTGAGCGTATCCAGCTCTCGTGGGCACGAATGAACACTGCCGGCGCGCGTAATGCCTATCGCTATTATGCTAAATCCGCTGATCCGCGGGTACTGGATGCAGAAGCTTACGGGCCGGAAATACATCACCGGCCCGGATATGTGGATGTATACGTATTATCGAGAGAGGGCAATGGTACCGCGGGACCTGAACTGCTGAAGAAAGTCAGTGATCTGCTGAGTAAGGACGATATCAGGCCACTCACCGATTATGTTTCGGTAATGAGTGCCGGGATCCGGAATTACATAGTGACGGCTCAGCTTGATATCGCTGACGGTCCGGATGCTCAGACGGTACTGAACAATGCCCGCGAAGTACTGCGTTCTTACAGCCGGCTGGCCCACAGGATCCATGGCGCGGTCCCCCTGTCAGCTGTTTATGCTGCGCTTCAGCAACCGGGAGTCAGTCGCGTACGCCTGAGCAGCCCACGGCAGGATATGGAGGGGCAGCCCGGGTCTGCGCCCTGGTGTCAGGCAATGAATATTACCCGTACCGGAGAAAACCTGTGACGACATTCTTCAGGACTGTACTCCCCCCGAATGCCACATCCGGAGAAAAAGCACTGGAGAAGGCATCCTCTGAACCTGTCATCGCACTGAACACTTCTGTCGTTCGCCAGGTAAAAAATGCTGACCTTTGTCCTGAGATATTACTTCCCTGGCTTGCATGGGAGTTTGCTGTCGATTTCTGGGAAGACAGCTGGAGTGACAAGCAAAAAAGGCAGGTTATCCGGGATGCAGCTTATATTCATCAGCACCGGGGGACAGCCGGCGCTGTCCGGCGTGCGTTAAGCAGTATCGATGTCCCCTCCCGGGTCATTGAATGGTGGCAGGAAGAACCCAGGGCGGCCCCTTATACCTTTCGGGTCGAGGTTTACAGCGGGTCAGAAATCAGCAGTAGTCTTTATGACGCTATCCGCCGGCAAACGGATAAAGCGAAGAATCTGCGCAGTTATCTGCGCTCCATCGCCGTGATCAGCGAAAACGGTACCGAAGGAACATTTTACACCGGTGGTGCTGTCACTGCGGTGATAGACATCAGTATCAGGCCACAGGGAGCACCGGAATGAACTATTACAGTATTATCACCGATTACGGCAAAGCACTGGAAACCGCGGCAATCAGTCAGGGACGAGCCGTGATCCTGACAGATTATGTGATCGGGGATGGTAACGGTCAGGCAGTCACACCTGACCCTGCACGTACCACCCTTGTCCGCGAAGTCTATCGGGGCAAAATATCTTCTCTCGACGTCTCTCAGGAGCAGGCTAATCAGCTGATTGCACGGCTGGTATTACCGCCTAAAGTCGGTGGTTTTGTCGTCAGGGAAGCCGGACTGCTTACTAAAGACGGCCATTTGTATGCCGTTGCAAGCTGCGCGGCGATTGAAAAGCCGGAGCAGGGAGTCAGTGTGAATCTGAACTTCCGCCTGGCGGTCAGTGAAAAGGCGGAAATCACGTTATCGGTTATCAGCGGAGAAGGTCTGTTTTTGCGTCAGGATGCAAACCTGAGTGACCTGCGGGATACGGTCAAGGCCCGGGGTTATCTTGGACTGAAAGGCGCTGCTGTACTCAATGTCGGGGAAAAGAAAGATACTGTGGCAGCCGGAGATGACCGGCGCCTGAATAACGCGCTCCAGAAAGGTAACAACCTTTCTGAACTGACCAATACAGATAAAGCCCGCAGGAACCTCGGGCTTGGGTCACTGGCTGCGCAGAATGCTGATAATGTCCATATCACCGGCGGAGAGATCACCACTACAAAAGGGGTGACTGTCGGGGGGAACCTGATCACTGAAGGGTCAGATTTTATCCGTAAAAAAGGAATTTCCGCAGACAAAAACCGGAACCTGAATATCACGCGCGGGCTCTCTCTCCAGGGGAAAGGAGATCAGTATGCGGAGATGAGTTTTACCGAAAAGGTCGGTCAGTATGCAGACATAAGTTTCAGGGTACATTCCGGGGGACTGGACGGTCTTTTTTCACTGAGGAACAATGGCGAACTCAGACTGAATGGTGAGCTCTGGCTGGGGGATACCTGCCTGTCGAAAGACGGAAATATTCACGGGACCTGCTGGCAGGGCTGGCTGTATGACTACCTAAATAATACTTTCGGTAAAAGAAATATCGCGCATTTTGTACTGCCACAATGGTGGCGCTGTGGTTCCACAGGACTCATTATTCAGTGGGGTACCGCAGGCAGGGGCAATAATTTACGGGTCAATTTCCCCGTAGCTTTTCCGTCAGCCTGCTTCACGGTGATGATGACCCAGACAAACTCGGATTCCGGTAACAACAGTACATCCAATATCAGTGTAACCGGCCGTGATAACTACGGGTTTACCTCGCACATTTATACACTGGAACGCAGTGCGGACTGGGTGGCTTTTGGTCACTGAGACGGGAGAGCCTATGTATTACTACGATGCAAAGACCAACAGTTTCTATCCGGAAGTATTAAAGGGCGACTATCTTCGTGCGGGTACCTGGCCGGACGATCCGGTCGCGGTGAGTGATGACGACTATTGCAGGCTGCTCAGAGGCTGTGCTGATGGAAAGATAATAGAGGGGGATGAAACAGGTAAGCCCGTGCTGGTGGATCCCCCGCCTGAGACACCTGAACAATACGCGGCCCGTGCCGCAGAAAAGAAATTGCTGCTGACTGAGGTATCAGAAGCCCGGATAGCCATACTCTCCCGCGCCACCAGACTGGATATGGCAACGCCGGATGAGGAAGCTGAATTAATCCGCTGGGAACGCTATAGTGTTCAGCTAAGCAGGGTAGACACCGGTGCCGCAGATATCTCCTGGCCCGATGTGCCAATGACGGCAGGCTAGAAAACCGAAGTTAGTGCTATATTTTATAATATCTTAATTAGAAAGGTTAATGTATAAAAATGTTAATTCTTCAATCGGATGATTAATATTTTTACACACATAAAAATGGATTAAATGTTAGATTAAATTAATAATATTGCCCTGTTTCAACAGTGTCAGGTAAAAAGTGATGTCGCAAAGTAGAAAACAATTCATAGAGTCACATGGAGCAACGTGTAAAAACTGGAACTGGAGTTGGTCTTTTGTGAACCATAAAAAAAAGATGGTGATATTTGGGGCATGGGATGTTGAGAGTGAGAAAGAAAGATCCATTATTCTCAAAGAGGAATGGAAAATCAGCGCTAAAGGTAAAAGACCTCCCGGATATACTCAGGCGATCGAACATATTAAATTAGTTGCTGAAGGTTATGATTTGTTCACTTTTAATATGATTTTCTCTGAAAAATTAAACGATCCTGGCGTTGCCTCAATTAAAGATTTTGAGCGCAATCTTCAAAGAAGATTTCTGAGTAAAGAAGGTGAGAACTGGTATGCGGATTTCTCTGAGAATCCATATCCTGATGAGATAATTTCACCTGAAAGTTTTATAGAAGGTGCAAAAAAAATGATAACCGTTAACTCATATGAACGAGATGCTAAAGCAAGAAAAGCTTGCATTGAGTATCATGGTCTCTCCTGTAAGTGCTGCAGTTTTAACTTTGGTCAGGTTTATGGCGAACATGGGGAGGGGTTCATACATGTACATCATGTGAAACCGATTCATTGTATTGGTGAGGAGTATGAAGTAGACCCTGTTCATGACTTGATCCCATTATGTCCTAATTGCCATGCCATGATTCATAGAAGAAATAGCTTACTTTCGGTAAATGAATTGATTGAAAAAATCAGGCGGTAATTTTTTATTCATTATTTTGATAACCTAATATTTAGGTGCGTCGGAGTTCTTTATACTATGACTTCCACCTAATATCTATCTTACTCTAGAAGGATATAAATTTCATATAATGCTCGTTAAATTGAGTTTGAATTTTCCCTTAACAATAAATTCATCTCTAAAGAGAGGTTTTTAACCTCCACCCTCTTAGAGCCCATGGCAGAGATAAGGTAACTTTAATTTTTTTTATCGCGAGTTGCTATTCCTTTCAAGCTACCAACTGGGAGGTTGTCGTAGAGCGATTGAATCAGCTTAGGATTTGTAATCATGACTTCAACGATAATATTAATTAAGCCAAACAGGCTGCTAACATTTTCTTGGCTATCAGTATCAATTTGGCCAGGATGTACTGCATTATTACCAGTTACCCTGACAACGTCTAAAGACTGCTGTACCATAACAGGAAGTCCTTTTTTAACTAATGAACCAATTTTATCATTAATTTTATTACCTGTTCCTCCAAGATGGTTGCATAGTTTTTCAATAGCGAGTCTAAGCAAGGCTGCAGCTGATCTTGGTGACATAGAGCAAATATAAGCGGCTTCTTCATAATCAGCTTTTACATCATTAGGCATATCTTGATGAGCAAGAGGAGCGGAACCTTTATGTGGATAAATCATCTTGTTATATATCCAAAATGCTGTTTTGTTACAATACTTACATGTAGAAGAAGCTAACCATTGGTCCTTAATGTAGTAATGTGGCCCGTTGAAAACGTGGCTATCACAGGAGTATTTCACTTGCTGTGCATAAACACCACATTCTGGGCAAGTGAACGCGTCTAGTTCAATATCAGGAAGAATAAATGTCATTGGAGATCCTTATACTAATTTTCTATTTTGAAAGATAGCGGACTTAGATTTTGGATGCTTAATAAAATAGCATATTTTTGTGATTTCATGTCTAGTTGCATTTATTATAGGTTATCAAAATCATAAAAATATAACGAATAATCAATGAGTTGTTTTTCAGCTGGTAATGTGTGAAATTGTAATATTCAATAATAAAATATCAATCATAACAACAATATATAATTAATATTTAAACATACTGCTGCGTCACATGGGCTGGACCGAAGCCGCTGATTTAATCATTAAAGGTATGGAAGGTGCCATCGCGGCCAAAACCGTTACCTACGATTTCGAACGACTGATGGATGGCGCTAAGCTGCTGAAATCCTCAGAGTTTGGTGATGCGATCATCAGCCATATGTAATCCGGCCTTACCGCCGATACATAAGCACGGGTTCTGAAAAGAACCCGTTTTTTTTGCCCTCAACACTTTCCCCAAAATTCTCCCCAAAACCCCCCGACCTGCAGCCCGAATTCCATCAGAAATCCTTACTTTTTAACCCCAAAATATGGTCATTTGGGTTGGGGGGGATGACGGATAACCTCTAAATACGAATGGTTCTTTTTGCCGGGATGCTTACAATAGCTTCAGGGCAGAGGGGTTAATCATATAACCAGCGCCCGACCTTTGCTGATTCGATAAGCATGCCGATAGTGAAGTCCGGGACAAGGATGGGTGAAGTCTTTTTGAAAGGATTCCATGATATGGGTCCCGCAGGGTAGTAAGTTTCAATCCTGAAATTGCCACGTGCGACATTGAATTTTTGGAAAAAGTCATTCATAAGATCTTCAACTTCAAATTCATCAATGCTTAAATCGGTATCCAGATCAGTGTCAGGCGTTAGCTCTACCTTTTTTAGATTAAATAGATAAGTGCCGGCATAAGGCCTCACCAACTCATAAACTCTGTGCTCAATACTTACGTCTACCATAATTTATCACCACCCCGGGCTATGATGTTGTAGTCTCGTAAGGTGCGGTAGGTAATTTGTGTTACATCAGAGGCAAGAATGATCACACCAAACACAGGAATTGAGCGACCAATAAAGGGTGCAATATTACGGACCATCACCCGACGAGCAGTTAACGGTGTGTAACCGCCAAGCCAGGTAGGTAATGAAATACCTAAAGGGAATTTAGTTTTTCCGAATAAAGCTCTTGCTCCGATTGATGCATAAGATGTCCCTTTGGTCGTGTTGGCTAATTTACCTCTGGTGCTTATATTGTTTCTCCCTGAGGCAATAGCGACAATTGCACCGAAATCAGCGATACCGATACCGAACTGACCTGCTGTATTTTCACAGAAAATCATAAACAGAAGTTCAGAAGCAGTCAGATTTGATTTTCCTGCATAAAAATACGTCCCATTAAGTTGTTCAACCGTATCCATAGGGTCTCCTTGTTTTCACAGATCAGATTCACCTTACGAAAAGATTAAATTTTGTACAATAGTTGTTTTTACAGTGTTAAATACAAAATTCTCATCCGCCTCACAAGTATCATCTTTCTGCTTCAGACCGATATGGGGAAATAGCCATAACAGTAATCTTCGGTGTCACGTGGATCACAGTCCCAGGTCCGACAGGCCCGGGTGCTCATCCGGACGACGTCCCAACGGCCAGAAATACTTGCGCTCACTCTCTTTGATGGGCATGTCGTTTATACATGCGAAGCGACGCTTCATCAGACCATCAGCCGCAAACTCCCAGTTTTCGTTTCCGTAAGAGCGGAACCAGTTACCAGAGTCATCGTGCCACTCATATGCGTAGCGAACTGCTATACAGTTACCGCTAAACGCCCACAGCTCTTTAATAAGGCGATACTCATGTTCTTTCTTCCATTTACGGTCAAGAAATTCTTGTGCCTCTTGACGATTATTCACGAACTCAGCACGGTTTCGCCATTTGGTATCCGGCGAGTAAGCCGATGCGACTTTTACAGCATCGCGGGTGTTCCAGCCATCTTCAGCCAGTCGGACTTTCTCAAGGGCTGTTTCCTGAGTAAAAGGAGGAAATGGTGGGCGTACTTTTGAATCATTCATGATGAAATTCCTGAATTTTATTTAAATATAATATATATGTTCGAAATACTGACCTCAGGAAG